CCTCTATGTGGACTTCGCTGACAAAAAGAAATTAGTAATGGGAGAAAAGGCACGTATCCTCAACGAACTGCTGGCCCACGAAGGACTCAGTGAAATATATCGGCTACGACGAAGGAGAAAAAATGGAAAATATGGAATATTTGCAAAAGACGCAGGATATCATCCGTCATAAATCAGAATATCGCGCAAAGATGCTCAATGATCATCCGCTTCTCTCGCACAAATTCCGCTATTTATAAACGGCAAAACAAATTGTTCCACTTTCACAAAACATTTTGTTCCGAATTTGATATTATTAACACAAAACAAAATGTGCATTTTACTAAGGTGGTTTCACCTATTTTCCAGTTTTGTTTATCTTTGCATCAGTTTAGCATAGGAGCAAAAGTTCCTTTTATAAATAAAAGAGATTAACACTACCGCTAGCTCGTGAGAGTCGGCGGTTTTAAAAGCAATTTAAAACGACCTTAAATCTACTTTATATAGTTTACGATAACTAAAAAAGTACTATTGCTTACAAGATCACTAACTCGTGACGAGCTGGTAATCTTTATTTTAAAATATATAAATCAGCACCACCAAAGAAGTGATCATTCCTGGCAGCAACACCGTAGCTGCTACATCCAGCCAGTCAAACTTTCCTCCCCATAGTTTATCCTTGTAGTCAACAGCCATAGCAGCAATAATAGTTGCCACCAATGATATTATAGCCGATGAAGCAAAGGTATTACCCATAATCAAGCAGACAGCCATCATCGCAGCATACACCAGCAATCCACAAAGGATATGTTTTGGGCGGTTACTATCCTTCAGCCAGCCCAAATATTTATCTATTATTCTTTTCATTAATATTCTTTTAATCTGTTTCTTCCAAAGATGGCTATTTCAAACGGGGAATCTCCATAATTCCCATCTTTATGGAAGGTTCGGACAGTAAACTGATGGGTGCTCTTATCTGTAAGCGCAGCAATACTCCAAGTTCCATGAACAGCTGTTGCCTGAACGAAATACTGCATATGATTAAGATCATGGTTAAAAGCATAGAGCCCTGCCTGTCCGTGATATACAGCAGGACTAACGGTACAGCCATCTCCCCAGGAACTCTCAATTGTGCCATCGGCACTAATCCTTCCTGCCCACAGGACACCGGGAGCATCCCACACTTCGCCGGATCGCTGATAAAAATGATGAGGACCTACCGAATCTATGGCAAACTTACTTCCGACATTGGCAAGCAAGCTTAGACAAACATTGCCAGCTCCATAACTCTCGATATTTATCCCTCGATAACCATTAGAGAGAGGATTCTGACGGTCAAGCCTGATCCCAATCAAAGGAACGTTATATCCTCCTCCTAATCGTAAAAATCTACCGGAACCACCTTCTCCCTCTGATCCGCTTCCGATTTCTATTCCGGAAGAAAGGTTATCGGAACTCAACTTATTCCCGTTTATCACAAGGTCTCCGATCTTCCCTCCCTGAATATCCACATCCAGTCCCATGAACTTACCCAGCAATAAGTTCAGGAGCATATTAGGCGTAAACGGACAATCACTCTGACCAAGTTTCGTCGGATCAAACAGTCCGTAGTTGGATGTATCATTGCCGTCAGCATCCTTTCCATATTGAGAGAACATATAATCACCGTAAAACACCGCGCTGGCGAGCTTGGCAAAGTTCGCCATCAGGATCTCTGTGAATATTGCCTTGTAATTCTCAAAAGGTATCCAATATGACGTAGTAGGATTATCCCGGTAATCCTCCATCGGATTTACACCGATGATGGTTGCTGTCTTTCTCATCACATAGTAGGTTGATCCTGCCTCGTAATAGACAATCGGTGTAATATCCTCAGTTGCCGTATACTCGATATCCGCGCTCCAGAATCCGGCCGGGAATGGCATCCTTCCTCTTTCGCCGGCCGGTCCGGGAAGACCATCCTCTCCCTTGGCGTAGTTGGCATGCAGCTTCGGTTCAGAGTAAGCTCCCCATTTGCCATTTTCTTTTTTTCGGAAGGACATGTACTCTCTCGGATACTCTTCGGTCACCCCCAAAGGATCATTGGTAAAAGGCACAAGATACCTGAAGTAATCCTCATTAGTGATCAGGATTCCCGAGTTGGCTGATCTTGCCTGGATACATCTATAATAGCCTTCTCCACTCTTATAGATGGCATCCACAATCTGCGCAGCAGAAGAGAGGAAATCACCCAGATAATTCTCATCGGATGCGAAAGGAAGAGGAATGAAGCCTTTTACAAACGGATCAGACTCCGGAGTAAAGGTACTTTCTTCCCGACGGAAGATATATTCCATATCAGGTGTATCCGCCAAATACTTAGAAGGACGGGACCATGTTCCGTATACCCATTTCTCATAATCCTTGTCATAGGTAGCCTGTGCGGAAGATACCCACACCGTATCGCTGTGTACGACCTTATACTTGACCATATCCTCGCCCTGGCTTACCGAGCTGTCCTTTACATACAGAATCTCTATATAGTGATCTCCTGGTTGTGATACGGTCTGAGAGATAAGCCGGTCGTTTTCTCCCGACATCCTGTCGAAATAGTTTGAGGTATTTAGGGTAGTATCGGGTGTCCCAATATACGCGTAATCATACGTCTCGCTTGAGACGATCACACGAAGAGTGATCATCTGATTGGCATTAGTCGTGGAAAAGAGTATACGATCTCTATACGAGGTACTATGCGCAGTAAGTTTGGGAGAGCGTCTGTATCCGCCATTGGGATAATATTCTCCCTCATACCCACGAATAGTCAGCACGCCGAATTCCGGATATTCAGACCAGCCGGCCGGGATGGAGCTTCCCGTCGGAGCATCCGGACGTGTATCCGCCTGGGTAAATATCTGTTTCAAGAAAGTACCGTCTTTTCCCGGTGTGCCAGGATCACCCTCGTCACCCGGCTTGCCATTCTGTCCGTCATCGACAACAAGAACCGTCTTCTCGTCCATCTGTACACCACCGACATAGAGCCTGAAAGAGATCGCTGCCATATCGGATGTCACGATGATACGGGAGGAATAGATGAATTCAGACGATGTACCGCCCATCTGGTAGGTCAGCACAAACTTGATGGTTCCTATTCCCGACACGGGAGTATCCTCTCCGGATTTAGCCCTGCTTTCACAGGAGACATATTCGGGCAGATGCGTCCCGTCCTCCTTCCTCTTAACCTGTGTCACGGAAGGAACGAGCCAGTAGGTGGTAGCGTCAGCTCCGGACTCAGGAGCGACGCTTACTCTGAATGAAGCGGAAGACAGTTTCTTTGCCATTATCTTATGCCGTTATCGTTGCACTAACATAGCCGGAGATACCACCACCGGCGTTCATCACATCCTGGAATGTTACGCTGATCGTTTTCTTTACGCCGGAAAGAGAGGATATAACCGATCCTGAGTTATCCGTAACAGTAAAGGTAGTCTGAGCGGTGGTATCTTCCGTACCGTCATCTTTCTCTACCTTAGCGGTATAGATCGCCGTTTCACCCTCCTTGATCTGTTCCCCTGTAATTCCGTCTACATAGAGGTTTACCCGGTAGGGATCGGTATAGTCGGTAACATTAATGTATGCGCTACTGATAACCGTAGAACCGTCTTTTTGCAACAAGTCACACCGGTAGGTAGTCGTACCGTCGATATCGGATGCGTTTACCGTCAGAGACCATGCGCCTGTAGTTACCAGCGTAGCAGTTTCTCCGCTTACCTTGTACCACTTCGCCGTATATGCGGAAAGATCGGATGGGGTAATACCATCTACGAGCACATGGGCATTGAGTGTGGCTGTCGGAGACTCTGTGGTGACATCCGTATCACCATCCAGGTAAAGAGTGGTAGAGCTGCCTACCGTCTCAACAATCTCAACCGTCTCAGAGATTCCGTCAAAGGCCAGAGTCTGACCGCCGACCTCGGTTGTTCCCTTGAGAAGGATCGTATCGTTATCATAGTTGGATACCGGTACGATGTTCTTTACGATTTCGAAGACGATCATGTTCGGATAGTCACGGCCTCCGATGTTTATCGTTTTTGTAGACTTTTTAAACACACCGGCCAGAGCTCCGGTGGTACTCAGTCCATCCTCTCCGAAGGCAATCTGCGCACCATTGTAGAACAGATCTACGGTAGTCGGGATCAGAACCACTCCGTTATCATCCCGGTTAAGATGCGCATAGATAAGAGGTTTGTTGGCCGATGTCTCCCAGTCAGGAGTACAGATACTGGTTCCTTTCTTGTATTCCTGGCGTAGCGGACCATTGATGATGCCCATTCTGGCGCGAACGTTCACTCCGTTCATCAGGGCGAACAGTTGAAAACTTCCATTTATTTTTCTTGCCATGATTATTCCTCCTTACTTCTTTACCGTTTTACTTTTCTTCTTTTCCTCCAGCAACAACGCATTTAGCGCTTCCTGCGTAATGATCTCGACATCCTTCAGTCCGGTGCCGATCACCTTCAGGGCATTGATACTAAGCACCGCACGTCCGTCACTCAGTTCCTGCGCATCCGTATAAATACCTTTCTCTATCAGCTGCGCTTTGCTTACCAACAAGTAATTCATAATTGATTTATTTAAAAGTTAATACTATTCTTCGATCTCCAGAGTACCCTTGATACACCATCCGTTGCGATTCTCGACCTCACAATCCTCAAACGGAAGCGTCTTTTTAAAGGTCTCTTCGTAAGACATTCCGCTGATGGCCGATGTCTTGTTGATATACTGCGTCATATTCTTCAGAAACTCGCAGATAGCCACATGGAATCCCTTTACAAGCCGGGTCTTTACGACCGGCTTCCCGTCATCACCCATATCCTCGTAGCGGACCTGCATACGCATCCATGCTTTCCCCTTCTTCTTGTCCGGTTCACGCACTTCAAAATCCAGGATATCAAATACCTTTCCTGTTAATTCCGCAATGTCAATCAAAGGCGAGTCCATTCTGCGTCTTACCTTTGTTTCATTTGTTATCAGAAATGATAATTTCATATTCAGTTTCCTTTTTAAATTTTTAGCGTCAGCCCCTTTAAGTATTCCCAGATAGGAAGATCTGGAACGAGGATTACGCCATGATTTTTTCATTCTCTCTTTTATACTCTTTCTAACTCTTGTATATCCGCAGCGAAATACATATCCCAGAATATCCGTTCCATTACGCATAGGCGTAGGATGCGCATCTTTCTTCAGCTCGTATCCAAGGTTATACCAGAGATAGTTCGCTATGCGCCATTTTGCCTCATGGAGCTTATCTTTATCTCCGAACAGGATGATATCATCCGCATACCTTACATAGTGTCTGATCTTCAGATCCTTACGGATAAACCTGTCGAAGGCCATCATCATGATATGCTGGTTCATCGGAGACGAAGGAGTACCAATCGGCAGTCCTATATCACAGAAAGAAACTCTTTGCAGATAGCGCAGTATTCGCTTATCCTTCCAGATCGCTTCGTGACGGGCGAACAGGATCTCCGGGCGAGTCGATTCATAGCATTTGCGGATATCCAGCTGCAAATATCCCCACGGGCGATACCTTCCAATAATCCTTTTGATCTGCCTGACAGGATCGTACCGTTTTCTACTTGCGTTGATTCCCCGCCCTTTTATGCAGTTGTAACAGTCGTCAGATAATCTTGCAGCATACTCTTTTTTGATCAACAGCATAAGCGTATGCATAATCACCCTGCTTCGAAAGGAGCTGATAGCGACGATCCGTTTCTTTCCGTTAACAGATACAACCTCCTTATATCTGTATTCCACGTCAATACTTTCTCCTTTTAGGAGCTGTCTGTATACGCTGTATTCATTTTCTTTATCCTGTAAAAATTCAATTACCTCGTTTTTACACATATGCTTTCGTGAAGCATTGATCACTGCCTGATGTACCAGCTCAGGAGTCAGGCGGCTCATTACATTTCCTTTTCTTTTCATCTTCCTTATCCAAGTGGAAGCCGTTATTAACGGGCCTTCGGATATCTACCAGCCCATTCCCCTGTCTCCTCGTACACAGAGGTTGTCCTTGATTTTTCGTACTACCGACGAGGTTTCCGCGTAAATTATCATTTGTAAGCCGCCAGCGTAGTTCGCATTCGTATTCGACAGCTGGTTGTTCGCATTCACGTAACGAGCGGAAGCATTCGACGAATTGCCGTTACCACGCTACGCGGAAAACCTTATATCTTTAGATGGGGAGGACAAGCCTCCCCCGCACGTTCGTTTCACTCACTCTCGGCTGCGCTTTCGTCACTGTCGTTATGCGACGTTGCACTCACCGTCCCTTCGGGTAAGCGCACCTGGAAGCCGCCAGCGTAGGCCGCATACGTATTCGACAGCTGGTTGTGCGCAAACACGTAACGAGCGGAAGCATACGACGAATTGCCGTTACCACGCACTCTGTGTCCAAGACGGACAGCCTTACCTACCGCCTGGCTTGTATAGTTATTACGGTCTATATAAGCGGTATTATCTGCTAGCGATCCTTTCTTTAAAGTCCCCAGCCTGGTTCCACGTATCAGATCCGTAAAGTACCCACTACCTGAAGGAAGGGTTCCGATATAAGTGTAATCAGGACTCTCCTGGAAGTCAAATAACTGCCCGGCATCTTTGACATAGTCCTTGTTTAATGTCAGCTTATCTTGTTCACGGCAGAGATAGCACTTGATCGGATTGGTAGAGCCTCCGGAAGTTTCGTCTTCGATCTCCATGACCTTTTCTATGCCTGCTCCTGCATACTGGAAAACGTCGGCGGAGACGAGGTCCATGCCGTAGACGGCGGAGGTTTGAATAGTAAACTCAACTAAACTTATAGTAATAGGATTTCCCGAAGTGTCCCATGCAGAAACATCACTCAAAAAATGTTTTTTTACAAGCCTAGCATTCATCTCCCCCTCAAGCAATGTTTTGGTTCCTGGAATATTGTAATATTTATAAACTTTGTTGTCAAATCTAAAAGTCGTATTTGGCTCTATATTATTCTCTGCCGCATACGAAAGAACCATCTGGATTTCCAGGCACTCCATACGAGGATAATATTTAGAAATAATTTCAGACCAATTTTTCTTTGTTCCGTTTTCATCAACACAGAAGGAAGGTTGCTCAGATAATTTTTGGTAAACATAAGATCCATCCTCCTCCATTCTATATATACACCCTGTTACCGTTTGCGCATTAAAATTGTTAAAAGAAACATTGTTTGATATTCCCGCTCCAAACTTTTCCGGATCATGCAGATAAACCGTTCCAAACTTGTTCATCAACGCGTTGGTGATATTCAGCAGATGCCAGTCCATAAGCGGAGCAAACGGAATAGTCTTGTTTTTATCCGCATTATGAGCTACAGCATAGTCATTGGTCGTAAACTGACTGAGAACAGTTCTCGGATAGGTTCTGTCTGCTTTGTTGAATGCAGTGATACCCAGATATCCGTTACTACCACCTTCTCCGGCGCGATATGCAAAATACATGGAACGGAACTTACCATCAACCACGGCAGGAAGACCCGGGCAGATCAGGGTTGGAGGAATGGGAACAGACTGTTCACCATTATACTCGAACGGTTCCTCACCGAACAAGGCAACCACTTCATCTCCAACTTTGGCATTCTCAATCGTATGGATTGTCTGTGTCCAGCCATACATAATGTTATATCCCTTGTCTTCTCCAGCAGAGTTGACGGTAGTCGGCGCAAGCGTACCATCCTCGAATCGCATCCAGTTGTTGTTCTTGAGCTTTCCGATGATTTCCACGTTTACTCCATCTTCGCATTTAACCAGATAAGCACCCAGTTTGTCCGCAATCTGATTCACTCCGAACTGGAAAGCAGGCGTAGCACCAATGCCATTGTATACGCTTCCTTCAACATTCCATGAGCCGATCTTGGGCATGACGGACGGTTCCAGTACTACCGGATTCGTATAGGTGATACCCAACGCCTTGACGGTCGTTTCGATATACTCGCCATACCCGATGATGGAAGACGTACCATCGGCATTGGTCGCTTTCCAGGTGATATTGTAGTATTTCTCAGGATTCTCGATCACACGCCCACCGGCAGTAATCTCGCAACGGGACTTGATCAGTTTCTCTGTTCCGATGTCGTTAATCGTTATGTAAGCTCCGGCAATCGGTACCTGTTTGGCGTTCTGAAAAACAGGAAGATCCACACGGATATTATACTGTACCATCAGGGCAGCATTGGTAGGTGATGCCGGTACAGGATCCGCCTCTCCCTTATAGGCTGCACGGCATTCCAGCTTGATATTTTTAAAACGGGAAGCATCCACGACAAGCGTGCGAGGAAAGGTTCCGTCGGAATTGGGCGTAGTAACCAGCCATGTATCTGAAGTAGTAACCAGGCGGGTATACTGCCCATCCTTGACATACCACCAGTATACGGCGTTGTCCTCGGAGAGTTGTATCTCACCGCTTTTGAGGATAGCCTTTACCTGTACCTGCCAGTTGGCGGAATCGGTGTCGTCTATCTTCGTGGGATCTACAATAACCTCCGTCGGGGAGTCGGCCATCAACGAGAGCAATGAGGCCTCGTAATAGATAGTACTGAGCAACTGCTGCTCGATACGCGATTCCTGCCGGTTGGTCTTTGGATTGGTGTAGAAGGCCTCGCCGATCAGCAGGAAGGGCTCGTCTACCGGTGTGTTACGCTTTACTTTCAGAACCGGGATACCATCCTCGGAAGTGGATATCTCGTAATCGGAATTTCCTTCCGCTATCTTGTTGGCAGGCTTGTATTCTCCCAGATACCAGTCGATACGGTCGAGCGTAGCGGGACCCTCGGTGATCACTCCGTCAGGGTCCTGAAGATTCACCGCTACCGTTACAACGAGCGGAAGAATCGCAGAGTACGAAGGATAAAAAGCATTGTCGTCACGGCTGTACTTCTGCTGGAAGGAGCCGTCACCTACAATCTTCATGCCGGAACTGGCGTTCAACGGCTTGACCTGGATGTTGATTACTCTTTTCTGTTGCATATGATTATAATATAGTTACATTGATAATCGATTGGATAATATGTCCATAACGCTCAAACACCAGTCCCTTGAGCTGATCGTCGGTATATGGGATATAGCCCTTTTCTTCCGTAAACAATGGAGGAAAAACGGCGGTATGGTAGCGGATCTCAAGGGATCGCATATATGAGTATTCCACACATACTCCTTTGACTAGGCAAACTTTGTGCATTCCTTTTGTACTGATTTTCACCATGATCTTACTCTCCTATATTTTATAAATTAAATGATAATTCTTCTGATTCCCGCAAATAATTTTCCTCGCCCAGCGGGATAATGGCTTCTACCCGAAAAGTCACCGAACGGGCGTTCAGCCACTCAGATCCCATATCCGAGGAAATAAGGTGAACCTTGTTCTTTTGTCCGTCCACGAAGACAGGCGACCAGGAATTATCCTCAGCCGGTATTCCCGAATCCCTGCTCCAGGTGATCTGCGTACCGGCAGTGCTCATCACATCCTCGGTTATGTCGACTGTCCCGTGGTAAAACTTAGCCTCTATCACCGTATCTATCAGCCCATAAAAGAAGCTGAAGCCATTGCTGCTTTCAAAGTCAATGGAGAACTCGCCATTGCCTTCCAGGAACGCCCAGTCGGTGGAGTTCCATTTCGGTTCAAGCAGGGTGGCCGTCTTCAGGCATTGCCACTTGCTGCCACGATGGTAGACGGTACTGATCTCATTGCGCCCGGTCACTTCGTTCCTTGCCTCGAAGTAGTATTTCTCACCCTCCTGCCAGATACCTCTGTCCACCAGTTCGTAGACCGGTTTTCCTTCCACATCAACGCGGATGTCATCCTGACGGATGAGACCCCGACAATAGATATAGCTCTGCCGGTAGTTGATAGGCAGGTTATCGAAGATCGAAAGATTCTTCATCCTGCCTATCAGGATAGAGTAATTGCTCTCTTCCAGGATCGGCTTGGTCACACCATCGAGCATACAGATACATTTCTCGTAAGAGGAGATATACCAGTATCCCTGACGGTCTTTATCCGTGGTGTTACCCCTACGGGTGATGGCCATCAGCTCCTCGGGCGGGTAATTCTTGCCGCCCGGAACCTCGGAATCCGGATACATCACCACATCGATATAGTTATCCGTCGTATTGGTCTCTATAACACGCATCCAGGAGGTACGATAGCTGCCGCCTCCGGACAGGAGATCATTGACAGAACCGTAGATGATGTCGTTTACAGCGAATGCGTTGAAGTCCGTATCGTGACGCTTGCGAAGAAGCAGACGATAGGTGCCTTCGGAGAGTTCTTCGATACTCTCGATCAAGCCCGATTCGGAATATGGATAGTCGCCTTCCTGGGCGGAAAGACGGTTGAAGATCAACTCAAGGACCGTCAACGAATTACGCAGTTCAAGGCTGCTGGCCTGGATGCGACCGTTCTTATCCATGATGATACCACTGCCGGCAATAAGAGAATCGATGGCCTTGCCCACTTCCAGGCCACCCAGAAAGCGGACGAGGAAGTTGGTGGAGTCGGCTTGGTCCTTACGCAGGAGTGTTGACAAGGATTTCAGCGCGGAAAATACGTTATAGTCCGAAGGCTGCTTGCCGTCTCCTACCTTGATGATATCAAACAAGGAGGTCTTTTCCGTCTGGCTTGCCAGCACATACTGCAGGTTATCCAGCGAAGATTCTATGGATGACTTCCATGAACTGCTGACCGCAGCCGAGCAGCTAACCGATGCCTCGGAGAGATTCGTGAGCTTCCTCTCCACACGCGTGATGCGGGTATCCAGGTATCCTTCCGCAAAGTACTGCTCATCCTCCAGTTTTACTCTTTGTCCGAGCAGCAGCGGTATCTCATTTTTGTCTACATAGATATAATCCGTATCAGAGGAGTAGATCGAGATGTCACGGCTGTACTCTTTCAAGTAGTTTTCAACAGCCTGCTCAAACTGCTGCTCGGCTATCGGATAATACTCATCCGGCATGCGGATATTGGTCAGTATATAGGTATCGCCCGCCTTCGGAATGAGATTTCCTCCCGGTATCTGGGTATCTTCATCCGGATAGGTATTGATGATCTCAAGCTCCTTCGTGTCATTGTGCCAGTTACATTCGAACTCCCTGCCCTCAAGATCACCGCTTTTAAAAGTGATAAGTATCACCTCTCCACCGATCATATAATCATCCGGATTAAAGGGCAGCGCGTTATCCTTGACATAGTATACGGTATATTCTCCCGTCTCCTCATTCGTTTTCTCTTCAGAGCGGACGGAAGATACGGTACCCAGCCGGTGTGGAAAGATATCACTGAAGGCACTTTCTTCTCTGTGTTCTTTCAGTCCCAACTGAGTATTAAGATCTATGTACGTAGCACGGGAAGGCAGCTGCAGATGTGCAAATCCGTACTTCGACGGATCAATATTTTTTGTGCTTCCAACCGGTATCAGACGGGTGAACCATTTGATGGATTCCGAGTTCTCGCTTTGCGTAAGACCGGTCTTGAGACCCTTCATGTAGCCGAGCGTGACACGTTCACCTCGCTCACATTTGCTCAGGTTCAGATACTCTCCGTCCAGCCACCATTCCGTTTCAAATGTCTGAGCGATTTCAGCGGCGGCATCCCAGCAGTACAGGCCGTTAAAGTTGATCGTCTGCCGGTTGGCGGTAATGGCTTCACCGACTCTCCACGTCACACCGTCGGTATTCCGGTTCATGTTGTCCACCAGCTTCTGGAGGTACTCCATCGGTGTACCGTCGTAGGCAAATACGGATTCAAGATCATCACTTCCCTGGTTGAGACGGCAGAAGAGCAGGTCCTGCATGTCATGTTCCCGACCATAGAAGCTGATGTTATAGGTATATTTCTGTGTGTTGGTCTTTTTCGGGCGGTACTCCTTTTTAACAGAGAACCGTTTGCCGCCTACTTCGATGTAATCACCCACTGACAGGACAAAGAACTCCCAGGTGGTAAAGTTAACACTCACCACGAATTCGGAAGCCACCTCTTCTGACCATCGGGAAGAAGAATCCGGGCTTACCTTCTTTTTAAAGTTTCCTTCTCTATCGTAGATGACAAGTTCCATTTACAGGCAATTTAAATCGTTTTTAATCTTCATTTGAAAAAGGTTTCGGTTCGCGCAGCGTTACCGTAAATCCGGCGATCTGCTGACCGGTATTTTTAAGTATTGTGAGCTGGCTGTACTTGGTATATTCCTTCATATAGACCTTCATGACCCTGTCAATTTCCGGAAGTCTTATAGTCAGCCATCCCGACTTTAGTAAAGCCATTACGGCATTATAGTATCCGAACCACCCGGTTCTTGTATCTGCCACGATAGCCATCTTCAAGGTAAGATCCCGCGCCTCGTATCGGGGAAGCAATGTTTCGGGCAATTCCTCCCCATCAAGTTCCCGATAGCTGACGGAGGTATACTCCTTCATCTTGGGCGGTTTCATCAGGGAGTCATAATTGGTATGATCGCCTGCATGCTCCTCCCAGAGAAAACAGCTGTATGTGGCCATATCGATATCGTTGATATAAAAGAGTCCTTCTTCTACTTTCATAATCCTATCCTTTCATTTTTACACCACGACGCAGGTCCATGATGCCTTCGTCTATCGTTTCAAGATGCTTCAGATATTCTGAGTTCTCCGCAATCCGGCTGATCGCTGTTGCCATCATCTCAAGAGTAGAGGAGATCAGGTTATCGATATTGATCACATGATCGAGCATGGCATTGCCGATTCCTTCCAGACGGCCGGCGGTCTCCTCCGTCATCGAGGTTATGGTTCCGGCCCTGCCTTCCTGCGTGGAGGAAGAGGAGGAAGTCCATCCAAATATATCTTTCAGGGCATCACGCTCGCCAAGCGCATCCTCGACAATCTTGTTCCATTCTTCTTGCAGTTCCTTATACTCGTCGGTATTTATCCCACCTTCCTTGTTGTAGTCTGCGAACTTATCGTACCAATCCTGCAGACGCTTATCGTAGGCATCCGTCAGGTTGGTCATCAGGATCGCCTTCTGCAGGTATGCGCTGAAGTCATCCGCGAAATCCTGGGAGTCACTCTCCATGTCAAGGAGCGTATCATAAAAGGCATCACGCATGCTGTCAAAGGATACCTGTGTCAGCTGCTCCTGTATCTGCTGCTGGATCTCCTCGATACGTTCCCCGCCTTCGATGATTGCATCCAGGTATTCCGCTACAGACTCATCCGCAGTGAGTTTTGCCCAGAAGTCGGGAGCCATTTCTTTCAGCCGTTCGAGCTGGTCAGCGGTCAAGCTGAAGATTTCATTCATCCGGTAACCGATATCATTCGGGTCCATACCGATGGATCGGGCAAATTCATCCCACTGATCCCATTCGTACTGACTCATACTGTTGCGGATGCGTACACCGATAGAGTGAGAGCCGGTAGAAGCTCCCGAGTTTAGCCGTTCCTTACCCAGCCGCTTGTAGGATTCAAGGCTTTTCTGGGCAAGATCAAGGGTTTCCTGACCAACCTTTGCCGCTTCCGATCCGTACGACATTTCAATATATTCTTTCTTTTTATCGATCAGCTCATCCCAGATTTCGTTCAGGCGATTGTACTTGTCGACCATCTCGTTGTAGTCGGAGTAGTCAGCACCGCCAATATTAAACTTACCCAGGGTCAGCACATTGGCAAGGCCGCCCCACATTTTCGCAGCTGCATTACCCAAGGACTTTACAATGTCTCCGGCAAAATTGACCAATCCCTTCTCTGCTATCTGATCAAAAATAGCCAAAACAGCGGCTATGATTCCTCCTATTTTGCTACCGGATTCTGACAATGCATCAACCAGAGACCCGACCGCACTACCAAAGGAGGTTAGGCTGAGATCGGCATCTCCAAGCTGGTTCATCGCATCAGCGACGGCTGTCAGATTTTTAACAGCCTTATTCTTTGAGGTTTCCAGGTTACCCTCCGTATTGCGGACTTTGGCTTCAGCATTATTCTTGTTCTTTCGGGCAGTCTCAGCTTCCGCACTGTCTTTTCCGTATTTCCTTACCGCTTCGTCATATGCCTTCTGCGCTTCGGTCAATTCACCAACCGCTTCAGAATAGTCACGAATGGATTCGGTCAGGTTACCGAACAGTCCACCTTTGTTGATGACCTCCTCGTCGATCTTGCCAATAGCTTCCTCGATAACCTTGATCTGTTCGGGAGTAGCGTTCTTCTTGAACTCCGGGCTGTTACGAAAGGCGACGATCTGCTTCTTTACCTTCTGCAGTTCCTGCTTAGTCACCCGCTCCAGGTTACCGAAGACAACATCCCAGTTGATGACATTCTTGAGCTCTGTAAAATCAAGGGCAGACAATGCTTCGTCACGCTGTTTGGCCAGCAGCTTCTTATCATCCTCATTCAATCCTTCCTGGGAGGACTTCAAGGTATATTCCTTCATGATCGCGGCACGCTTCTGCTGGTAGGTGCCGTATTCTTTGTTGTATTCAATCCAGGACTTGAGATCCTTCTCCTGAAACTCCTTGTCAATCGCGTAAAGATCCTTTGCGTATTGCTGGTAGGCGACAAGCCGTTGTTGCTGGGCATTCGTTTTTACCGCCTTTTTCTCTTCAGGAGTAGACTTGACACCCCGTTTCTTCTCGGCTTCCTCCATCTTCTTGAGCGTGTCACGTTCCTGCTTGTTGATCCCGGCAAGGGTTTCTTCCAGTTCCTGTTTGGCCAGTTTTTGTCGTTTTTCAATTCCCTCCTTCATCACGGCGATGCGGGCGGCTTCCAGCTTCTGCTGTGCCTTTATACGGGCATCGGCAAGTTCGTCCTGGTAGTCGCGGGCGGATTTGCCGGTATCCTTTTTTTCATAGTCATCGATACCGGCAGCTTTAAGCTTTTTCGCAGCTTCGATAAGTTTCTTGTTATATATAGACGTATAAGTTTCAGCATCCTCTTCCGCCGTTTTCTTGATCACCTCCTGATTCTTGATGCCTGCTTCCCATACGGTTTCCGCTCTGGACTGGTCCTTTTTCTGAGATAATGATCCGGGTACCCATTGGGGATCAAATAACAGGAAAGAGATCGCTTTGTCCTTCAAGTTTGGACCTTTCTCTTTCCTCTTGTCTATTTCAATCTGTGCCTTTAAAGCTTTCTCGGCTTCCTCGGACGCCAGTTTGAACGCGGCAGCAGCTTCCGCTCTCAAGGTCATGGCTTCAATAAAGGCTGCCGTGTTATCCACCAACAGGTTCTCAGCATCGTTTACATTATTAACGGCAACATCCAGCTTCTTGAACTCATCAGCATTATCCTTGATAAACTCTTTCTTTTCCTTAAGGTTGTCTCCCAGCTCATTCCATCTGTCTTGCAAAGAGCGGATGGTTATAATTTTTTTTGAAAGATCGGCGGCATCCATGCTTTCATTCACCTTCACCTGTGCATCGGCAAGATCTGTCAGCGTGTTTTTCCCTTTCACTATCTGAGAAAAGAAATTCCCGATCTCCTTTCCGTATACGACAGAAAGAGTGATTGCCGTAGCCATTGCCGTCTGCCAGGAGAACAGGGAGGAAAGCGTCTGTTTCCATACAGGAGTGGCTTTCTTTCCTGCGGCAGTCAGGGCTTCGTATTCCTTTCGTGCCGATGCCAATGCATCGGTAAACATGGGGATGTTGTTGGAGATAGCCAGGAAGAACATCTGCGGCCCCATAGCGAGGGCAGGCAGCTCACGGGCAATCTGCTGCATGCTCATCTTCACATTGTTGAGCTTGGGAGCAGGATTGTCCTGCATTATAGGAGTCCCGTTCGACCTGTTCTTGGATGCAGTATACTTATCCAGCTCAGCCGTCAGGGAGCGGATGCCGACTTCCAGTGTTTTGATCCTCGTCTGATCTTGTTCATCGATAAAACCGGTAGCGGTAGCCTCCAGTGACTTCTGCCGGAGAACGTCCAGATCCCGCTGCATGGCAGCGATGATAGCCTTCACCTTCTGCTCAGCGGTAGATAGCGCCTGAACCTCCGCAGTGATATACGGAGAGATATCAAGTTTGAGAAGTCCGCCCTTACCTATCTTCTGCAGGTCTTTGAGCTCCGTTTTCAGCTGCTCGATAACACCGGCAAGAGCCTGGATCTCCGCCATCTGCGCATCGGTATTCACACCTGTGGACATAGCTTGCTTGAACCGCTTCTGCAGATCCTTCAGCTGAGACTCCAGATTAGCAATGACCGCTTCCGTATATTTACCCATACTCCCCAGGTTACCCTCCACCGAGCGCATCCCTTTGAGCGTCTTGTCATCAAGCAGTATTTCCAGTCTGACGGGTTCCATTTATCCTCCTAATCTTGTTTGAAAATATTCTGTAGTAAAATTCTCCGGACGACGGTTCTTTTCCCTTTCGATAAGCTCCTCCTTTGAGATATACCGGCTGACATCCATGTTCATCACCAGCAGCTCCGCGTAGCTGATCTTCCAGAGAATATAGTGCTTTGAACATCCGAACCGCTCCATCGACTGAGCGATGATACCGAGAATGCTATGTGGACCTTCATTACGGCCCTTTAACTCATCCTCTCTTTGTGGCTTCCGATTGGTTCGAGCAGCTTTGCCGCCCTGGCTGCCAATGGAATAGTATTGCAAAAAGCCTGTACATCTATGCCCGAGAGCAGCTGTATCAACGCTGCCGTAAGCATGGCAGGATGTACACGCCATCTAAGATACCAGGCAACGGGCTTTACAAACAGCCATCCAGTAATCCATCCTGTGCAGATGGACAGGGCAACAATCTCGCTGACAGCCTTTCCCTTCTCTGCAATAAACCTCAGACGGGCGTCATACTCCATATCCTTGATTTCTTCCGGTGTAACACCCAGCTTCAGATAGCGAAGGGCTATCCGGATGATCGCTCCTGCCGGTGGACGATGCATGACAAGGGATGACTTTCCTTTCCGTTTGCCGAAGATCCTTCGGGGTATCACCGGTATGCGGATGCCAACGTCAAGCAGCATTTCAGCTGCCTGGCGCTGTGTAGCTTTGCTGTTCATTATGCTCCCTGGTTAGGCAGTTCGCTTGCCGGTGGTACCTCACCGGGTGCAAAGATCTTGTAGGCAGGCTTGTTTTCGCCCGCCTCCTGCATTTCCAGTTCGCACGAGATACCCAGCACGTTGCTAAAGTTGATGCCGTTGGCGAAGTTGCAGGTAAGCAGCCCGTTATAGATGCGGATGGTATGGCCAGTGGTACATCCGATATCAAACACGCCCTGAACATCCTTGTCCTCGGTCGGCGGTGTATAGTTACCCTGTTCATCAGCCTCTCCACCCATGACCTGTACCATGTTTTTAGCCAGCAGCTCAATCAGGGTAAACGTCCACATCTTGGTTCCGGGAGTACCCTTGATCACAGCAAACGGCGCATTGCGTTTCTGTGCCGCCCAGATACGGTTCTTGGTAGCGGAATCTCCGCCCGGCTGCATGCCGTCCTCGGAAATCAGACCAAGTGCCGATCCGTTATATTTAAGCGAGCTTACTCCATAGATAGCTCCAGTATTCTCCATATCAATCTAATTTAAATTGTTTTTTAATTTGCTTTTAAGCCACCGGGACCCTGTTAAAAGGAGCAGGCATATAAGACACAATCCTATGACCTTTATCTTTGCCCGCTCCCAAAAGGAGGGTGATGGTGTTGTTTCCTCTTTGAGCATCTCATCCGTTTCACTATTCTCCGCGAACGTCCTCTCTATTGTGATCTCCTGCTTCCCTTCAGTCTGTGCCGTGACGTTCACGCCACCTTCTCCGTCAGACTCAATCCTGAGATTCAGACCATTTTCCTGTTTTTGCACACCTATGTTTTTAGGGAGGCTGGCGATCATCCGCAGACGTTCCGGTTCCAGTGTCAGGCTCGCCATCCTCATCGGGTCCTTCGCGGAGGTGATTACCTCGGTTCCGCTCCGCTGAAGAGACCCCGAGCGGACGACTGTCCGGTTCTCCCTGCTTGCTGCGCAGGAAGATAAGAGCAGGACAATGCTCAGCAAACCTGCACTGATGGCACCTGCGAAATGCCTGTTCGAAAATGATGATCTTTCCATTGACTTTTCTTATTTGATCACTTAATTTGAGAGTTGTCGCAGAGAGGTCGTCATACAACTGATGATACACGCCTTCGTTTTCCTTGACCGCACGGACCTTCGTCAGCCTGCGGTCACGCCACCAGCCAATGGCCATGACGACTATCCCCGTAGGAGCAAACCAGTCTTGCAAGATGGTAAGTACAGTACTCCAGTCCATTGCGATTCAGGTAAGAGATGATTACTCAGTTTCTTCTTCCTCGGATGTTTCCTTGATAGCAGAGGGCACACTCGCCTTCGAAGCATTCTCTGAGTCTGTCTTGCCGCTGATACCTACATTTACTACCTCTCCTTCAAACCATGATTTTCCATCAAAGTAAAGAGATGTACTCTTACCTGCAGGTACTTCAACACCCTGTACGGTTGCCGTAAAGGATGCAGCCTGGTTGGTGACAGCAAGACGTGCCCCTGAAAGTACTTTTGAACCATCAATGGTATAGGTCGTATCTGCTGTAGGAGACAGAAGCACCGCGTCATTCTGTGATGTAATGGTGATGGCAGTTCCGGCAGCTGTAATGCTGTTACCCTCACGTACATCCAGCATAACTACTTCCTCACCGAAGGCAGTATTGGTATCCGCTGTCATGAGCATCTTAAAGAAGTATCTTTCACCGGCATTGGTCAGCTTGTCGATCTGGATCACATCAAAGTCATTCTGCAGGTTGACAGCTCCCCAGAAGTTGGACTGTTCGGTAGGAGTCGCAACGGTTCCGATAATAAGACCGTCAGGCCATGAGGCGATGGTCTTGATGGTAGTTCCCTTGAAGCGCATCGAGTTGGTGTCCGTCCAGTTTGCTCCCTTGCCCATGCGCTGTGTCAGTTCGTCGTCATAACGGTCCGCATCGTCCACGGACATGATATAGACAAAGCTGGGATTATTGCGAAGTACCTGCGGAGTTGCCTTGCGTACACGCATCAGGCGTTCGATCATCGTGTCGTCAGCAGATGCTTGTACACGGATCACCTCCGGATCTTCGAATACACGCATAAGGATTCCGTTGAACAGATGCTCGTCGTCCTCTTCGTCATTCACATAGATACCATTGACGAAATGATATCCCAACTCGAAGTCCACCTGGTCGGAAAGCGCCTTAAGCATCACATTCTGAATATTGGGCGGAAGATCACGGAATACCAGGTTACCCTTGGGCTGGAACGGACGCCAGATTGCCTCAAAGGAACGTGGATTGAAAGTGGTAAAAGCCATGAAATCCTTTGGTTCCAGCGACTTTTCCGAGTAATTGAAATTCCCCTTGGAATCCTTGTCTTCTGGTTGTTCCACCCGTTTGCGGAGCATCTTGCTTGTCTTCAAGCGAGGAATAGAGTATTTCTTTGATACATTGGGCACCAGGTTGATCAGCCCTTTCTGTACCAGTTCGTTGCCTGTAGCGGCCTTGGTAAGGATTCTGTCGAGTACCTCACCATCATAGTTCGTATTGACAATAGTTACAGCCATATTGCTTTATTTTTTATTTAAAACCGTTTTTTTTCTGGATATCGTTCCATTTTTCGTTCCAGCTGGACTCCTTGTTTTGAGCAGAGGCATCCAGTACGTCTTCTACACTCTTCTTCTCAGGCAGACTTTCGATGATCTTCTTGCCATTCTCGAAGTCCTTCTCCAGTATGGCCTTGTACGCATCACGGCTGGCAGGAGCAATACGCCCCTTCTGCATTGCCGACTCGAGCAGGTTCTTGATCTCCAGCTCACGGGCCTCCTTCTCTTTTTGGGCATACCCGTCCAGGCTGGTTTTCAATTCGTTACGTTCCTTCACAACAGCGTCATACTGCCCCGCCTTGTTTTCCAGCGAGGCAAGCATGCGCACTACATCCTCATCCGTCGCGCACGCGGCGAAGGAGGGTCTTTTTCTCAGTTCTTCATACATGTTATTATGGGTATTAAATGATTGACTGTTCAGGCGGGCCTGGAAAACAGCATAGATATCCTGCGGACTCTGGGCATCCACCTTCTCCTTGATGTCATAGATACCGTCAACAAGCCCCATCTCTTTCGCTTCCTTCGCTGTGATCCAGTGATCCTTTCCGTCGAAATAAGTATCCTTGATCTCCTCACGTGTTTTGCCCAGACGGGAGGCGTACATATCAGCAAGCGTATCCTCCAGGGATGCCAGTTCATCGCTGACAGACCTAAGCTCCTCCTTGTTTCCATAGCATCCGCCGTAGGGAGCATGCAGCATCAGACGGGCATACTGACTCATATAGACAGGCTTTCCGCACAGGGCAATGACGCTGGCCATACTGGCGGCAATTCCGTCGACATAAATGGTAATGTCAGCTTCGCTGCTACGAAGGGCATTAAAGATGGACATACCGGCATATACGCTGCCTCCGGGAGAATTGACACGTATATCTATACTCTTGTACATCGAGGCGTATTCGTACAGCTCGGCAACAATGTCCTTGTCGCTGATTCCGTCAAAACCGCCTATCTCCCCATACAGGAGAATACAGGCGGTATCAGGGGATGGTATCATATTGAAGTATCGCTTTTTCATGCGGCCAACTTTAAAATTATGCTGCAAATATGAACAGTTTTTTTACCCCTTACAATACCCGTTGAACATGATACAACTTTGTGGCTGCATGGTATGTCTGTAAAGTTATATCATAAGTACAACGTATTGTTTATTAGATAATTATATGTGAATTTTGCCAAAAATAAATGATCATAAAATGGCAGAATTGACAAGCAGACAGAAGAAAGATTTTGCAAAGAGTATTTATCTTGGAGAAGACCTGACACAGGAGGAGATTGCCGAGCGTGTGGGAGTAAAACGCCAGACTGTCTCCCGGTGGATTAAGGAAGGGAATTGGGAACGTCACAAGGTTTCCATTACCATCACACGTGAGGAGCAGCTCAAGAACCTGTACCTGCAACTCTCGGAACTGAACGCGGCCATTAATAAGAAGCCCACGGGAGAGAGGTTTGCCAACGCGGCTGAATCGGATACCATCTCCAAGATCTCAAATGCGATCAAGAAAATGGAAACGGATGTCGGACTGGCTGATATCCTTTCTGTATTCAAGAGTTTCGTCAAGTGGCTGCGCACCTACGACATGGCACGCAGCAAGGAGATCGTACCTCTGTTGGATGCCTATATAAAATCAAAACTCTGATGTAGTATGACAAAACTCAAACTTACATCCAAGGACAGGGCGGAACTGGCGGAATGGAATGACCTGGTCGTTTCCATCAAGGAGAGTTCGGACATCAATCCGATGGATACGACAGCAGATATTCAGGCACGCCGTCGTCATCTGGAGAAAGATCCGGAAAGCTGGTTCCGCTATTATTTTGAGATGTACTGCACCTCGGAGGCGGCGGAGTTTCATAAAGCGGCTACACACCGTATTCTCACCCACGAGAGATGGTATGAGGTACGCGCGTGGTCGCGCGAGTTGGCAAAATCGGCACGGGCCATGATGGAAATAAGCTACCTGGCCCTTACCGGCAAGATACGCAACGTGCTGCTGATATCCAACTCACTGGACAATGCGGAGCGTCTGCTGCTACCCTTTATGGCGAACTTCGAAGAAAACCAGCGAATCATCCAGGATTACGGTCCACAGAGAAAACTGGGCGAATGGGAGACGGGAGAATTTACGCTGAGATCCGGATGTTCCTTCCGTGCCATCGGAGCGGGACAGTCCCCGCGCGGTACCCGTAACAAGAACGTGCGTCCGGACTTTATCCTGATTGATGATATCGATACCGACGAGGAATGCCGCAACAGCGAACGTATCAAAAATAAATGGAAATGGCTGGAGGACGCGCTGATCCCCGCCATGTCCGTATCGGGAAAATACCGCATCCTTTTCAATGGGAACATCATTGCAATGGACTGCTGTATCAAAAGGGCCATCGAAAAGGCGAAGGAACTCCAAAAGCAGCACGGTATCGGACATGTGGACATTATCAACATCAGGGACAAGAACGGACTATCTGTATGGCCGGCAAAAAACTCGGAAGAGGATATCGATATGTTCCTCTCTCTTATCAGCACTTCATCGGCGCAGAAGGAGTTCTTTAACAATCCCGTCAGCGAAGGCAATATATTCAAAAATGTCGTGTTCGGTAAAGTCCCGCCGCTCAGCAAGTTCCGGTATCTGGTCATTTACGGCGACCCCGCTCCGGGAGAAAGCAAGAAGAAGCAGGCTTCCTTCAAATCCGTCTGCCTGCTGGGAAAGCTTAAAGGTACACTATACGTCATCAAGGCAAGGGTTTTTAGGGGAAAGAACGAGGATTTTATCGAAGCGTTCTTCAACCAGTACAGCTACGTACAGGGAAAGGCGACCGTCTACTGCTACGTGGAGAACAACAAGCTGCAGGACCCTTTCTTCCAGCAGGTTTTACGAAAGCATCTGCTCAGATTGCGCAAGAAGCACGGTATTCCGCTCAACATCAAGCCCGACGAGGACAGGAAGACAGACAAGGCGACCCGTATCGAGGCGAACCTCGAACCGCTGGACAGGGAAGGAAACCTCATTTTCAATGAGCAGGAAAAAGACTCGCTGGACATGAAGGAGCTTACCGACCAGTTCAAGCTTTTCGACCTGACGCTTCCGTACCCGGCGGACGGCCCGGACTGCGTGGAAGGCGGCAACAGGGTGATAGACATGAAGGCGGGCAGCCTGGAGAAGACAATTACGATCAAAAGGGAGAAACTGCGCTCCCTTAACAAATACAGGAGGTAGGAAATGGCCGATTTTATCAATCCGGATGACTACGATGCAAGCATCCACAGGGAGATCCTGGACAGCATCATAAGACAGGACGAAGCGGTCCTGGAAATCTGTGAGGACCAGGCGATAGCCCAGATGAAATCTTATCTCGGCTCACGCTATGACTGCGAGAAGATATTCTCGGCAAGGGGAAAGGACAGGAACTCGCTCATACTCATGTTCGCTATCGACATCACCCTTTACCATGTCTGCAGCATCCACAATCCCCAGAAGTTCTCTTCTTTCCGCAAGGAACGGTACGAGAGGGCCGTCAAATGGCTGGAGATGGTCAGCAGGATGGAGCTCAGCATAGCCGACGCTCCGAGCCTGGATGACGATACCGTCCGGGCCAACATGCCTACGCAGGTAAGAAGTAATCCCAAACGTGTAACACATCGCTAAAATGGCAAAGAAGAAGGAAATATCAATAAGCGGCAACATGCCGCTGCCGGGCAAGACCGCACCGGGAACCATCATCATCACTGCTCCCAGGCTGTTCCACAAGGACATACAGGATTACATGCTGGCTATCCGGGGAGCCAACAACGTGGATTTCTCGCAGAGGATAAAGCTCTATGACCTGTACGAGGAAATTCTCATGGACGGACATACAAGCAGCGTTATCGAAAAGAGGAAGGCTGCCGTGCAGTGCTCGCAGATCGAGTTCAGACGTAATGGCGAGCCGGATGAAAGGATCAACACACTTCTGCGTTCTCCCTGGTTCTATCGCTTTATAGGTGACCTGATAGACTCGGATTTCTGGGGATTCTCCCTGTTCCAGTTTAAGCTAGACAAGAGCGGATGGCTGGACTATATCCTGATTCCCCGCAAGAACTATGATCCCGTTCGGGAACTGGTCAAACACCGACAGGAGGAGATATTCGGAGAACCGCTGGAGAATTACCATACGATGCTCTTTGTTGGGGACAAACGCAGCCTGGGACGGCTGGCAAAAATCACTCCCTATGTGTTGTACAAGAACAATGACATGGGTGATTGGGCGCAGTTCTGTGAGATATTCGGCATGCCCATACGGGAATATACCTACAGTGCCGGTGATACGGAATCACGTAGTCAGACCGTGGAGGATATGATGGAACAGGGCGGTGCAGGAGTATATCTGCATTCCGACCAGACAAACCTTAAACTGGTTGAGAGCGGCAGCAAGAGCGGCAGTTCCGACCTTTATAAAGGGCTGTATGATACCTGCAACGATGAGATCAGTAAGATCGTACTGGGCAATACCCTGACCACACAGGCATCGGAGCGGGGAACACAGGCATTAGGAACTGTACAGGAGAAGGGAGAGAAAAAACTAAACGAAGCGGACCGCAATCTGATACTCAATACGCTGAACTACGACATGACCGATATATTCACCGCCTTCGGATACGACACAAGAGGCGGGGAATTCTATTACGTCAAGCCCAAAGAGACCACAGCGAGCGAAGAGATAAATATCATATCGCGTATGCGGCAGATGGGAACACCTGTTTCGGATGACTATATCTATGAGACCACCGGAATACCCAAACCGGACAATTATGATGAGCTCAAGAGGGAAACAACTGACAGTCAGGAGACAATGAAGAATGAACTGCCACCTGGAGGGAAGCAGCCGGAAAAGAAGGAAAAGAAGCGGGAGAAAAAGCAGGAGGACGGAATCGTAGACCGTATCAAGGCTTTTTTCGCGCACGCCCCGAAAAGCGGGGCTTTAAAATGGTAATGGATGATCTGTATGGTCAGCGGTGTTCTCACTGTCACGGGCATCCTATCTTCACCAACCAGGCAGCGGCGGTTGCTTTCGAGTTTACCGAAGACCTGATGACAAGGATTCTGCGGGATATCTTTTATAAGACGTTTAACGTAGAGGAAGAGATAGACGAGGATTTGTTCCTGGCAACAATCAGAACGTTTAACCGGGCAACGGATGAAGGATTCGGGATAAGGGACAGCCGTGATCCCGAACATGACTTCTATGAGCAGATACGCGGCAACAACGAGGTATTCTCCGCCTTCCGTACCCACCGGATGCAGAACGATATCGCCTCGCAGCTGCTTGACGAGAAAGGGAAGCTCAAGCCTTTCTATCGGTTCCAGGAAGATGTACAGGGGATTATCGGTACATACAATACGGCGTGGCTGGATACGGAATATGATACGGCCATCATTCGTGCGCATCAGGCGGCTGACTGGAGAGTGTTCGAAAGGGACGAGGATATTCTGCCCAACCTCAGATGGATGCCCACAACCAGTGCCGATCCCGATCCCCTGCATGCGCAGTTCTGGGGAATCGAACTGACACTACCCAAGGGACATCGCTTCTGGAAGAGTCACCGTCCCGGAGACCGATGGAATTGCAAATGCTCGCTTGAACAGACGGATGAACCGGCTACATCCGAATACGGTATACCCCTCTCGGACTACCAGCCGTCTGCCGGTCTGGACAATAATCCGGGACGGGATGCGAAGATCTTTAGCGACACACATCCCTATATTGCCAATGCCTACCCGACAGCGGACAAGGCAGTAAGGGATTTTCTGGAAAGGAGGAAAGGATGAATGTAAACGAAGCGATCCGGGAACTTCGCAAACGAGAGAAGCAGCTCGAGAAGGCTTTCAAGGACACGCTTCCCCGCAAGATCGGAGCTAAGGCGGTAAACCTTGTAAACCGGAACTTTAGGGAAGGAGGATTCTATGACGACGGACTGCATCCCTGGAAAAGGACAATCAGGCAGGATACAGCCAAAGGCAAAAAGAAGGAGTATACTCCGCTGCTTAGCGGGCGTAACCATCTTTCACGAAGTACCAAATATGAGCATGAATCGTACAAGGCGATCATTCTCAATCCGGTCGAATATGCCGGAATACATAATGAAGGAGGCAGTTTTACCACCCATCCGAAAGTGACACCCAAGATGCGAAAGATGGCCTGGAAGATGTATTTCGAGGCTGCCGGTATCACCAAGCGTATGGGGAAGAAGACGCGGAAGGCGAAAGCTGCTGCCGCTCCGCCCGAGGCGCTGAAATGGAAGGCGATGGCACTGACGAAAAAACAGAGGCTGGACATCAAAGTCAACATGCCACAGAGACGTTTTATCGGACCAAGCCGGGAGCTCCGGGATATGACCAGAGAGGAGGTAACAAAGGAGATTACAAATATATTAACAAAATAATGATAAAGAAAATCTTACTCATTTGTATATCCGTTGCCTTGTCCGTCGGATGTACCGCAGCGAAAATTTATAAAGAAAACCGCTTTACTAAGCAATTTCGGCAAGCGGACTCAATGTTTAACAAAAAAATATGGATTAAAATGGTAACAGTAACCAAAGAAGAAGTGCTTGCTAATATGCAAGATGTGATCGTAAGAACGGTAGTGGAGTTTGATAAGCCATGCACCTATGTGACGGTTCGTATGAAGAACGGTTTTACTTTACGGGAATCAACGACTTGTGTTGATCCTGCTAATTACAGTGAGGAAATCGGGAAAGAGATTTGCTTACGGAAGATAGAGGATAAAGTCTGGTTCCTGCTTGGATATGCTTTGCAAGACCGGTACCCTGTCAATCAGACGTTTATTGATCGCCTGCGCATCGAATATAATGAACTGATGGACAAATATAATAAGCTGGTCCTGTTTCTGGGAAGAAAGGATGCCGTTGAAATTGCGGGCGAGAATCAGATTGCCTTAATGGAAGTTCAAAAGGTACAGATGCACGACTATCTTATTACCTTAAGAGAACGCATTGATCTGGCAAGTAAGTAAACACTGATTGTCCCTGATATTCGCATCGGGGACAATCTAAAAACTAAAATAGCAATGGAAACACTATTTAATGATATCCAAAAAAGGATAGCCGACAACATAGAATGGCTGCACGGCCAGGTAGACGAGGATTACGGCCAGTTGGATATGCTTTACCGACAGGATGAGGACTCCGAGACCTATCCGATGGTTTACCCGATGGTACTGATCGACACTCCCGAAGTACAGTGGCAGACGCTGGGAGGAGTGGGCGGAATCATGCAGAAAGGAACGGTAAACGTCATTGTCAAGCTGGCCATCGACTGCTATGATGACACGCATTACACCAGTGGTACTGCTGAAAAGGCAGCCGAAAGGATGGAGAAAACCAGGCAGGTACACTCTCTTTTGCAGATGTACCGTCCCGAATGCTGCCAAACGCCGATGCAAAGGAAAAGAAGCAGGTACTATACCATGCCCAGGGGGATAAAGATCTATGAGATGCACTATGAGACAACCGTATGGGAGGATGGATCACTCAGTAAAGAGTGAAAGCTGGGAGGCTGTCAGACGTGGCTTCTTGATGACGGGAACGGGACGGACATTCACATCCTTGATCTTGTTGCAGTTTTCACGGATGATGGCCATGATGCGATCTATGCTGATGAAGAACTCTCTTTCGGAAAGAATCTTAAGGGCATCATCAAAACGAAGACGCTGTACCTCAGTCCAATAGTAATAACGACGCAGCAACGCCTCGTTACGTTTTTCGATTAGTTCTGAACTTCTACCTTTTGACATACCCTGAAAACTTCTAAATATAAAAAACTGATACCTATGCAAAAGTAATGATTTCTAGATAAATATGCAATTATAAGGAGGGAATTATAAAAAAGCCCTCAACGCTTCCGTTTAAATCACCACAAATAAACAAGGAAAAGATAGCGCAACTATCCACACGCTGAGGGCTAAAGTCCTTAACATGGATAATTGCGCTATGTTTATTGTGGTGCACAAAAATAAGAATAAAAATTAGAAATTTATGTGTAAGAGCGAAATTTTCTTTAGACTGCTTTCCTTGACAGAGCAAGAAACGGAAGTAACAAGGGATAGAATTCTGGGTGATTATAAGGATATGGAGGCTACCGATGCCAGGTATGTTCTTGTTACCCTTCTGACCGAGAAAGGACTGTATCCCGACCAGATCGCAACATTTCTTCACCGAACAGCCCGAGGCGTCCGGCACCTGATGAGACGAAACATCACCTCACCGATGATCGGTATTTATTTGTCACAGATCAGGAAGCGCATGGGAAGCGATGCGTAGAACAGCCGGCGACAGACTAGTATGTTTGCAGTACGGTCAAGTAGTGACCGGAACCTAATAAAATTATAAAGGCTATGGCTGAAGAAAAGATTATTTGTTGCGGAGATCCTTACCGCGGCAACAATGATGCGCTCATGGGCGCATTGCTCGGCAGACAGGACAATGGTGCCGAAATGGCCGCCCTGATGAACGGCGGTGCAAACAACTGGATGAACAATCCTTTCGCTTACATGATGATGATGGGCATGATGCGCATGATGTACGGCGAAGGCTGGAATCAGGGAGGAAACCTCCAGAATGCCGAAATCCAGGGACAACTCAATGCGATCCGCACACAGATGTCCGACAACCAGAACAGCAATCTGCTCATGGACGGTATTCATGGAAATACGGGTGCCATCCGCTCGTTGTCAGACAACCTGAACTGTGACTTCAACATGTTGAACCAGTCCATCTGTGCTGTACGTTCCGCTATCCAGGAGGTATCCGGGCAAGTGGGATTCTCGGCTGAGCGCGTGATCAATGCAGTCAATATGGGTGATTGTAACGTCATTCAGGCACTGCAAAACTGCTGCTGCCAGACACAACAGGCAATCCTGAAGATGGGATACGAGCAACAGCTTGCGACTTGTCAGCAGACCGGTGAGCTCCGTAACGGACAACGGGATCTGGGCGTGGCAATCGCGCAGGGATTCTCCGCTACCGCCTTCCAGGCACAACAGGACAAGTGCGACATCATCCGCGCGGGTCAGGACAACACGCAACGTATCATCGATACGCTGAACAACCACTGGTCGGCTGAGGACAAGCTGAAGATTCAGGATCTTAAGTTCGAACTCTCCCAGGAAAGACAGAACCGCTACATCGCTTCCGTGATGAACGGAGGATGCGGATGCGCTTCGGGGAATATGGGGGTGGGAGTGTAACCGTAAAAACAGAAAACTGATATGGTTACATTATCACCCGTAGGATTGGCTGCCGCACCGGTGGCCAATCAGCTGGCAGTTCTGGCAACATTCAAGGAGAGGCTTTGCCGCCCCTTCTGCATCGACTCCAGTCTGCAACCGCAGGTTACGGTGAATTACACCGCCGGTACACCGGTGCTTAATGGCACAACGGTGTTTGTACCAGTTACCGCCGTGGTAACCGTAGTTACTCCCGGATGCGGATGCAGGGCTGCCACGCAACTGTTTACCGAACATTTTGTTGCGGCGTTTCAGGGACAGACGGCCGTTCCGACTTCCGTTACCATCACATCGGTGGGGCGGAGACAGGGAGGATCGGACGTACAATGCGGAAGGGCACATACCTATACGCTCAACGACTCACTGACCATCGTAATTGCGTAATTATTCCAGCCGGGAGGACCACAATAGGAAAACCTCCCGGACTGTTTTTAAAACCTTTAAAACGAATTTAAATTATGCTGATCAAAGATTTAAAGAACGGATATCCCATATACGTGCTGAACCACGAAACGCTGAAGGCTGAGACCGGTAAGGTCGTAAGCATTGGAGATCCCTATTTCCCGGCACAGAAGCCCGGACAGACTCCTCAGAACTTGGGAAGGGTGGTAGACGTCACTCTTCTGCTGGGAGAAAAGACGCAGACCTTCACCATGCCGGAGACGCTTTCTGTATGTTATGCCGGAACGTTAGTGTTCTCGGCCGACAAGGAAGGTATCCTCGCGGAAGTGCGTGCCACACGTGCACAGAGTCAGGCAGTCATAGACTCCTACGATAAACACCAGAAGAACGTGCAGACCTGTGATGACATCCTGGAGGAGTGGGATACGGATTACAAGGAAAAGAAGGAGAACGAGAAGCGCATCGGCAATCTGGAAAGTAAGGTCGACAAGCTCTCTGAAGCCATCTCTGAATTTATCAACGAATTCAAAAAGTAAAGGCCATGTACATGATCATTATCGGATGTGACTACAAAAGGGAGTACATCGAAAAATATGGCGAGCACTTCAACGAGAAGCTGGCAGAGTTTGCGATCCGGCATCTGAAGAATGTGGATGGCACCAATCATCGCTGGAGTATGGAGGATATCATCGAGGCATTCAAAAGAGAGAAACTTTCGCTTCCGGATAAGGAAAGCCTGCATGACCTGCATTATCTGGCCAACATGCTATACAGCGACTGGTATCCGGAGGCAATGATCACGGAACCGGTTATCCTCAAGGCTGCAAGGAAGTATCTGGAAGATCCGGATGGATTCAAAGGAATGATCTTCCTTGTGTGGCTCTATAAGATGAAGAAGAAGGGAGTGGAAATTCCCTGGAAGGAAATGATCGATTGACTTTTCTTATATACGAATAACGGGTGCTGCGGCTAGTCTGCCGGGCACCCGTTATTAATTCTCTTATAAATCATTTGTCAACTTATAACAAAAATCAAAAACATCATCTCTGTCTTTAAACATAAGATGTTCAGGTACTCTTTCGCTTAAAGCATTTCCAGAGGGTCTAATATAATAATCTAACTTTATACCTATATTGTCACCATTAAGAGTTGCATAAAAGCTAATACCAGTTATTTCTCCATATAATATTTTCACCTTATCTATACTCCAATAGTATAATTTGTCTCCTATATTATATTGGGTTTTAAATTCCATATTTTCATATTTATCTTTTTTTTATTTATCTTTGTTCCAAGATATGGTTTGGGATAAATGCTACCTACTGGTTTTCCCTGAAAGCGCAAGCAAAGTCGAGTGCGAATGGTAGACTATGCACGAGGTAATGGCGTATAGGTGAGTTCAAATCCACCACCATATCTTATTCAATTCATATCTATTTTTGTTTTGATGGTTATTCAATATCTCTAAGAGCAACCATGCAATCATAATAGGCACTTGATTGAATGGAATCTATCACTTCATCAGGAATCTGTTTTACTCCCTCCAAATTACCTTCTACGCATATTGCACCGGTGGAAGTCCGTTCAAACTTCTCACTAAAAGTTTCACCGTTAATGCTTACAGTAGTTGTCCATCCTGTAGCGGTTATCTCAATTGTTATTTTATTCATATTTTGCAGATTTGAGCCATACAGAAGTTGAACACCTCCTGTATGGCAAAGTATTAGTCAACAATAAATTCAGTTATATTGGGAACGGCTTGAATACCCTCCATCACTTCTACGCTTGTAGGAGTCACAATTGCAGTTACATGAGGATGGTAATTTTCACACAGGTACTTAATCAATGGCTTAGCCGCCTCTTTTA